GAGGACGTTTTTCTTGCTCAAATATAGCAATTTGTCGATATGCAGTATATTTTAATTGCTACTATATGTTGTAGCATTACGTTTGTATGTTAATATATATAAATAAAATGTAATATTTATTATTAGGAGTTTATATGGCACCTAAAGGGCCAATACCAAAAGATAAAACAAAACTTACTGGCCATAGAGATAATAGTTTAACAATGTTACAGGGCGGTAAAAATTTTCCTGCGCCTAAACCTAATTCACGATGGGTTGCTAAGACAATTAAATATTGGAATGAGTATTGGAACAGTGAATTAGCAGCAACTGCGCAGACTGTTGATTTGCCAGCGTTTTATAGGTTGTTTCAATATTACGATGAAACTGAAAGAGCCAACAGGGTAATTGCCAGGCAGGGTAATAGTGGACTACTTGCTGAGGGGAGCAAAGGTCAAGCTGTTATTAATCCTTTAATTCAACTTACGCTTAAACTTGAAGAAAAAATTTTAAGGCTTGAGCAAGAGCTTGGGTTAACTCCGCTCGCTCGGCAACGGCTTGGAATTGCGTTTGGCGAAGCTCAAATGGGTTTTCAACAATTACAGCAATTATTAGCAGAAGATGATAAAGAATTAGTTGATCCGCGGTTATTATTACTAGAGGAGGAATAATGGATTGGTTAGGCGTGTTTTTATTTTTTGTTGCAGTTAATTATTTATCATGGTGGCTAATTAAAAATAATAAAATATGAGTCAAATATTCAAATTTAAAGATACAAGTATTTCTATATATACAATAGAAGCAGAATCAGAAAAAGAAGCAATAAAAATATTAGATAAACTTTGGTGGACAAAAACTAAAAGTATTAAAAATATGATTGATAAACAAGAAATTAAAGTTTTAGATAAAATTTATATAACTTATAAAAATCCTAAACATAAATGTACAAATTTCATTTTTGGTGACGATGAAGATAAAAAATATTGTGAAGATTGTTGGAGTTATCAAGAAAATGATTAGCTTACCTGAAACTAAAGGCGATCGTGTTGTAAAATTTATTGAAGGTTTTTGTGTGCATGGTGAAGGTGATTTTTACGGAATGCCGTTTAAACTTGATGACTGGCAAAAAAAAATTATTTATGAACTTTATGAATTAAATGAAAATGGAACTCGCAAATATAGGGAAAGTTTAATTGGTTTGCCAAAAGGAAATGGAAAATCGCAGCTTGTATCAGGTATAGCATTATTTGAATTACTTGGATCAGGCGTAACTTCACCTTTAGTTGCTGTTGCTGCTGCTTCTTATGAACAAGCTAATTTAGTTTTTGGTACTATGAAAACAATGTGTGAGGAAAGTCCAATATTAAATAATATGGTTGAAACATTTCAAAATGAAATACAAGTTAAAAATAGGAGCGGAAGAGCATATAGAATTGCAGCTAAAGCAGGAACTGCCGATGGAGGTAGAAACAGTTGTAGCATATTTGATGAAGTTCATGAGTTTAATAATATAAATTTAGAGCGCGTACATTATGTACTTTCAAATAATACAGCTAAGAGAAGAGACGGCATAGTTATAAATATATCTACTGCAGGCCACGACTTAGACAGCTTAATGGGCAGATTATATACTAGAGGTATTATGAAAGAAGCAGGTAAAGCAGAAGACCCTGAGTTTTATTTTAAATGGTTTGGCGCAAAAGATGGCGATAACCCTAAAGACGAAGAACTATGGAAAAAAGTAAACCCAGCTATACAAAATGATTGGTGGCCTATTGAAAATTTAAGAAGGCGTTTTAAATCACTACCGTTAAATGAATTTCAAAGATACCATTTAAATCAATGGACAAGAATTGAAGAGCAAAGCTGGATTAGTGGAGAACAATGGCAAGCTTGCGAAAATAAAGATTTGCAATTAATTAAAGGTGCCGATACATTTGTTGGAATTGATATGGCTTTGCGTCATGATACTTGCGCTGTTTCTTATGGACAAAAAGATGATAAAGGAATTATTAAAGTTAAAAGTAAAATATGGCAGCCTCAAGGCGAAAATTATTTAGATGTACAAGAAATTGAAGCATTTATTGTTGAGCTAGCCGTTAAATATAAATTAATTGAAGTTGCTTACGATCCGGCCTTTATGGAAAGAAGCGCGCAGATTTTATTAGATAGAGGAATAAATATGGTTAACTTTCCTCAAACTCATTCTCGAATGATACCAGCTTGCGGTAATGCTTATGAGCTTATTGCAAATAATAGAATTGAACATGACGGAGACCCTTTATTTGCTGACCAAGTTTTAAGTGCTGCACAAAAAATTACAGATATGGGCTGGAGATTATCTAAAGGCCGAAGCAAAAGAAAAATAGATAGTGCTATAGCAATGGTGCTTATGCTAGATAGAATTACCGCGCCTATACCTAAAGACGATAATCCGGAAGTTGCTATTATAAACTTATGAAAAACGTAATAACAACAACAGTAGAAGTAGCCGGCGCAAGTCTTATAATTTATGGTGTATATCAATTTAATGCAAGCCTAGCCTATATCGTAGGCGGCGCATTTTTAATTGCAGGAAGTTATTTAGTTAGTAGATGAGTTTATTTAATAGAAAAGAAAACAGGGACGCGGCCTTAGGAAATCTAGTTGACTTGTTAGCCTTAAGAGAAGGCGGTTTAACAAATTACACTGGTGAAAAAGTAAATGAAATGTCTGCTTTAGGTATTTCAACAGTATTTAGTGCAGTTTCATTATTAGCCGATAGTATTGCGTTATTGCCTATTAAAACATTAAGATTTGAAGGTCAAAAAACTATATTTACTGACAAGCCTCGATTTTTAGAAAAACCTAATATAAGCCTTGATCTTTCAATGTTTTCATTACTACATCAAACAATAACTTCATTAGCTATGCATGGAAACGCGTTTATATTGGTTGATAAAGATAGGCAAGGAAGACCTATTCAATTAACGCCAATACATCCTGAAAAAATTAAAGTTGAAATGTTGAATGGCCAAAAAATTTATTATCTACAAACAGCTAAAAAAAATGCTTATGACAGAAAAATAACATCGAATAATATGTTGCATTTTGTTTGGTACACTTATCCTGGCGACTTAGTAGGCGTAAGTCCATTAAGAACTAATGCAAATACTTATGGCTTAGCTTTAGCAATGGAAAGACACATAAGCCAGTTTTACGGTCAAGGAGGAACGCCTAGTTCGGTTTTAGAAACAGATAGAGATTTAACAGCTGAACAAGCAAAAACATTAAAAGAAACTTGGCTTGGAAACCATAATAAAAATAGAAAACCGGCTGTACTTACTGGAGGTTTAAAATGGAAAGCTATAAGCGCTTCTGCTGGCTCCGAGCTAATTGACGCAAGAGATCAAATTGTGCATGAAATTGCTAGAGTATTTAGAATACCGGCACATTTATTATTATCTAAAGATGGCTCTAATGTTTATTCAAACCTTGAAAGTAACGGCTTAGCCTTTATCAGGCATACACTTTTACCTTGGATTAAAAGAATTGAAGATGGCTTGTCATCATTATTACCAGGTAAACAATTTGTAAGACTTGACACCGACGAATATGCGCGAGGAGATCAATTAAGCAGAGTTCGTTCTTTTCAAGTTGCAATTAGTTCTGGAGTAATGACGCCAAATGAAGCTAGATCAAAAATGGACTTGGAGCCCTATGAAGGTGGCGATAAATTTTATATTGGTTTGCAAGGCGCATTAATTGATCCAACACTGCCTCCTCAAGGAACTGATGAACATGATCCAACAAACGAATTAAATAAAGACTAATGCCTTATAGTATAAAAACAGATGAAAAAGATTGTAGCGGTTTTGCTGTAGTTAAAGATAGTGATAATAAAATAATGGGTTGTCATAAAACGGAAAAAGAAGCAAAAGACCAAATAACTGCTTTAAATTTAGCTGAAAAAGAATATCAAAGAGAAGCGGACCCTGAAAACGATATTTACGAAACACAAAAAGAAGCTGAAGATAAAGCAAAAGAAATAGGTTGCATAGGCTCACATACTCATGAAATAAATGGCGAATTGTATTATATGCCTTGCGAAAATATGGAGGATTATACAAAGCTAACAGGCAAAAAGCATAAAAGTAAAGATGACGTAACTTTAGTTGAAAACGAAAGAGAGCTAAGACAAGTAAATAGGAAACCTCCAGAGTTTATGAAAAAAAATGCTCAGAGAGGTTTAGATAATATAAGAAAAGCAGGGCCTGGCTTAACCGATAAAACAAAAAGAGAAGCGCGTTCTATGGCAGCTGGCGAGCCGGTATCAGTTTCAAAAATAGTTCGTATTGCTGCTTGGCATAAACGTCATATTGTTGATCTTGATAGAGAAAAAAGTAATCCGCAAGACCCTGACACTTGGAGATATTCAGACGTTGCTTTTTTACTTTGGGGATCAAACCCCTGGACTAATCCTATGCAAGCTGCTGATTGGGCCGATAGAAAAATAGCGCAGTTAGTAAAGGAAGGTGAGTTAGAGCCTAGAAACGATCCATCAACGCCTGCACCAAAAAAAGACCAAATTAAAGGTAGTAAAAAAAATAAAAAAGGTTCTGCAAGCGGAAAAACAGGAGGAATAAAATTTAGTGAAGCTACAGAAAAAGCAATAAAAAATAGAATAGCTGAACATAATGAAGAAGTATCAGGAATGGCTTCTTGGAGAAAATTAAAAGCTTCTGCTGCTAAAGCTGTTGTAAGAAGAGGCTTCGGAGCATTTAGCACAAGTCATAGGCCTGGAGTTAGCAGGCAAGCATGGGGGCTAGCAAGATTAAAAGCATTTAGTTATTTGCTTAAAAATGATAAACCAAAAAATCCTAATTATAAATCTGACAATGATTTATTGCCTAAAGAGCACCCACGATATAGTGCAAAAAAAGAATCAAAAAGCAGTAATCAACACGTTGAAGTATTTGATAGAGCTATTGCAATGTCACAAACAATCGAAACACAAAAAAGTATTACTAATATAAAAAACATGGAAAGAGAAACTGAAAATAGAAGTTTTACATTTGCAGCAGTAGAAGAAAGAAATAATAACGATAAAGATACATTATTATTTACAGGCTATGCTTCCGTATTTAATAAGCCTTACGGAGTAAGAGATAGCAAAGGAATGTATAACGAAACAATTAAACAAGGCGCTTTTAAAAAAACATTACAAGAACAAGATGACGTTAGGTTTTTAGTTAACCATGACGGAATTCCGCTAGCTCGAACTTCTTCTGGTACTTTACAGCTAGAAGAAGATGACTATGGATTATTTGTAAAAGCAGAGCTTGATCCATCAAACCCGACCGTAGCTGAAGTAGCAAGCGCAATGAAGCGTGGAGATTTAAATGAAATGTCTTTTGCTTTTGCAGCAATTAAAGATAATTTTGACAATGCAGGAGAAAACAGAGAAGTAAACGAAGCTAGATTATTTGACGTAAGCGTAGTTACTTATCCTGCTAATCCGTGGGCTGGTGCTAAGCTCAGGGGCGTTGATTTAGATAATTTGCATAAAGAATTAGTTGAAGCAAGAAATGGTGAAACAGCAAAAGAAATTTTAGAAGGTTTTATTAATAAGATCGCCGAAAGCGATAACGTTGATAAAAAGCGAAGTAATCCAAAAGTTGAATTATTAAAAATGAAACTTGAAAGAGATGGCATTCGCTAAGACGTGTAGCCGTGTTTTAGGGCCGTATATCACACTTTTAAAACACACTCTGCGCAGAAGTAAAAGATAAAAAAGCATAAAGGAAATTATGAAAAAATTAATTGAAGCTAGAGATTCTAAAGTAGCTGAACTTGATGGCCTTGTAGCTGAGCTTGATGAAATGGAAGCAGGCGAAGAATTTGACGCAAAATTTGCAAGATCAAATGAATTGCACGCTGACGTAAAAGAGCTTAATGAAAAAATCGAGGAAGCAAGAGAAGCGGCTGAGACTCTTAAAGCGGTTAAGGAAAGCAGAATGGAACTTAATGTTGAAGACGAAGACTTAGGCGAAAAAGAAGCCGTTGTTGAAGTCAACGAGCCTGATATGTACAGAAAAGGTGGCGAACACTCTTTTATTGCAGACGCTTGGAGATCAAAACAAGGTGACTATAAAGCACAGGAAAGAATTGGAAAACATCAAGACCACGAAGCTAGAGATATTGGAACAGGAGCCTTTACAGGTTTAGTAGTTCCTCAATATTTAGTTGACGAATATGCACCTATAGCAAGAGCAGGAGCAGCACTTTATAATGCAGTTCCAAAAAAACCTCTTCCTGAATATGGTATGAAAGTTGAAGTTTCACGAATTACAACTGGAACAGCGGCAGCAGAACAAGCTTCCGAAAATACAGCAGTTCAAGAAACTAATATGGACGATACTTTATTAACTATCAATGTTGATACAGTTGCCGGTCAGCAAGACGTTTCTAGACAAGCTTTAGAACGAGGTGGCCAACCAGGATTTAGTTTAGAAAATATTATTTTTCAAGACTTAGTTGCTGCATATTTTGGTAAATTAGATGAATTAATGATTGAAGGCTCTGGATCTTCTGGACAACCTACAGGAATTCGAAATGTATCAGGACAAAATACTGTTACTTATACTGACGGAACTCCTACTGTTGCAGAAGCATTTCCAAAAATAGCAGACGCTATTCAAAAAGTAAATGCAAATAGATTTGCACCAGCTACAGCAATCATTATGCACCCTAGAAGATGGGGTTTCTTCACAGCCGGTGTAGACGGAAACTCAAGACCATTAGTATTGCCTGCAGGAAATAATCCTGACAATGCTGTTGGTATTGGTAACGCAGCTGCTTATGGAAACGTAGTAGGAAATATTTTGGGACTCCCAGTTATTACCGACGCTAACGTTACTACAACAGATGGTGGCGGAAACGATCAAGACCAAATTTATGTCTTGAAAGTAGATGATCATATTTTGTTTGAAGATAATTTAATGCAGTTGAAATTCGAAGAAACAAATGCAGGTAGCTTAACAACTAAGATGGTTGTTTATGGTTACAGCGCGTTTGCTTCTGGAAGATATCCAGCTGGAATGACAAAAATTCAAGGAACAGGATTAATTACTCCTAGTTTCTAATATAATTATGGTTTTAGTGCGCTGGGCAACCAACGCACTAAACCATTAAGGAAAGATAATATGGCAAAAGATAAAGAATTAATAGAAGCTCTTAAACAAGAACTTAAAGGCTATGAACTTTATGGAAAGGCACAGCGTGTTAAAGAAACTAAAGAAGCTATTAAAAAAGCTGGCGGAACAGTTGAAACAAAAACTGCAAAACCTAAAGCTGAAAAAAAAGTAGAAAAGAATAAATAATAATGCCTAAAGGAATTGGTTACGGAAAAAAGAAAATGAAAGGTGGCAAAGGTAAGCGCCGCAAAAAAGGTAGATAATACCTATGGCAATTACAAACGGCTACTGCACTCAAAATCAACTTAAAGCTTTTATTGGAATACCATCAAGCGATAGTCAAGACGATGATTTGCTTGATGACGCTGTTAATGCTGCTTCGCGGCAAATAGACGCTTTTTGCGGAAGAAAATTTTTTGCAGATACTTCTGCTTCTGCACGTAAATTTTTTACAGATAATTTGTATAGATTAAGAGTTGATGATATTTCAACTACTGATAGCTTAATAGTAAAATACGATGATAATGATGACGGCAGTTACGAAGTAACTGTAAATTCAAATGATTTTCAAGTATTGCCAATTAATGGAGTAGTTGGCGGAATTGAAGGTAGTCCGTTTTATATTATTGAATTAATAAGTGATAGTTCGCATGAATGGCCTTTAGATTTTTCAAGCAACAGACCCAGGGCTGAAATAACAGCGAAATGGGGCTATGCAACAACACCTGAACAAATACGACAAGCTACTTTAATGCTTGCTAGTGAATTATTTGCTATGCGAAACGCTCCGCTTGGCGTTGCCGGAATCGGAGATTTTGGCGTAGTTAATATACAACAGAACAGAGAAATTACAAGGTTAATAGGTCCATTTCGTAAAGGAAATGTATTAGGAGTAGCTTAAATGGCTACTATGGCTGAAATACGAGACGGTTTAAAAACAACTGTATCTAACATAAGCAGTTTACGTTGTTACGATGTTATTCCAGATAATGCAATAAATTTTCCTGTAGCTTTATTTATACCTACAAATATTGAATTCGATTTAGCTATGCAACGCGGAACAGATTTATATACATTTGATATGATAGTTGCCGTACAACGCACTGACGCAAGAACTGCGCAAGATAAATTAGATGAATTTGTTTCTGGTAGCGGCAGCAAAAGTATAAGACAAATTATTTATAACAACAAAACGCTCGGCCTAGCTGATACAGACGCTAGAGTAGTAAATATGACAAATTACAGTGCAGATTTTAATTTAAATGGCATTGACGGAATAGGTGCTAATTTTGAAATAGAAGTTTATACGAAAGGATCAAGTTAAATGGAAGGTTGTTGCAGCGGCTGTCCCAACGGTTGCGGAGGTAAATAATGGCTAAATATAAAATTATCGGTAATAAAAAAGTTATGGATAAAGTTAAAGGCGAAATAATTGATATTGAAGATGAGCAAATTGCAAAATCATTAATAAAAGCTGGGCACATAAAACCTACTAGAATAAAAAAGAAACGCGCAAGAAAAAAAGACGGCACGTTTATTAAAGATGATAAAAGCACGCCAGACATTAATGAAGCGTGGAAAGAAGTAGAAGATAATGGCTAAATTTGTATTTAATGATGGTAAGCTTTTTTTAGGCGGTTACGATTTAAGTAGCCATACTACTTCAGTTAACTTAGAAATAAATGCTGAAGAATTAGATTCAACTACAATAAACAGCGGCGGATTTACAGAAAAAATAGGCGGTTTAAAAGATAGTTCTTTACAAGTTGATGGATTTTACGAAGCTGGAGCAAATAAACCTGACGCATTATTAGGAGCTTCAATAGGTAGTGAGCTTATTGTTTCAACAGTACCTGACGCCGGCGTAGGTAATATTGCATATTTTATGAAATCAAAATTATTTCAATATTCCATATTTGGTGAAATTGGAGAAATTGCTCCATTTAGTATAACTAAAAATCAGTCCGCTGATGAAGTTGTAAGAGGAACAATTCAAATAGACAGTGCATTAACAGCTTCAGGTAATTCCACTGGCACACAGCTTGGAGCTGTTGGTGCAACAGAAAAATGTTACGCTGCTATTCATTGCTATAGCGTTTCAGGTACATCTAGTCCTACAATTACTTTTAAATTACAAAGTGATGATAACTCTAGTTTTACAAGCCCTACAGACAGAATTACATTTACAAGTATTACAGCTATCGGTGCAGATTTTCAAAGCGTTGCTGGCGCCATAACGGATCAATATTGGCGTTTAAATTTTACAATATCTGGAACTAATCCAAGCTTTGGTATTCATGCTGCGATTGGTATTGAATAAAAATATTTAAAATTATTACACATTAATAAAAATACTTGTTATAATAAATTTATAACGTTCATTAAAAGGAGGACAAATAATGATGAGTAGAAAACATTATGAAGCAATAGCTGAAAAGTTAAAAGCTAACAACGCTTCAAGCCAGCTAATATTAGACTTAGCTACAATTTTTCAGGACGATAATCCTGAAAGATTTAATGTTAGTAAATTTATTGAAGCAAGTAAATAAGGAGGACATTTGAAAGATAAAGATAGAGTACGGCAAGATCAAGCTAATTTACATAATTTATTAGGAGATACTGAAGTAACTTTTAAATTATATAATAAAGATGGAACTGAAAGTAAATTAAAGTTAGCTTGGAGTAGTTTTTCGATAAGCCAAAAGCGAAAGCCTAAACCAAAAGCTAATCCAGATTTTCACGATTATCTTGATTTAGAATTTGTATTAAGAAAAGAATAAAATTATACAAGGTTAGCTTAACAAAAAAAATATCTACAACCGCCTTGTATATGTACGGCAGAAGCCCCTTAGCAGCCCTGAGGGGTTTTCTGTTTAAATAACGCATTTAACTTAACTCTCACCTTGATATTTAAAATATAAATATAGAGAGGAGTTAATTTTGGCAAAATTTGTTTTGACAGACGCAAGCGTAACTTTAAACAGCGTGGACTTAAGTGACCACGTAGCTAGTGTAACATTGGATATTACAGCTGATGAAATAGTAACAACTGCAATGGGCGATACTTTTGTTAGCAGAACAGGGGGCCTTAAGTCAGGTACTTTATCAATTGATTTCCAACAAGACTTTGCTTCAAGCGAAGTAGACGCAACGCTATTTCCATTGTTAGGAACTACTACAGCATTTGTAATAAAACCAACATCCGGATCAGTTAGCGCTACTAATCCTAGCTACTCAGGAAGCGTGTTAGTAAATCAACATATTCCTGTAGCTAACGCAGTAGGAGAACTTGCAACTATGTCAGTTTCATTTCCAACAAGTGGAACTATTAGTAGAGCAACTTCCTAATGGGTAATATGATCGTCATCATGGTTGATGGCACAACATTGGAAGTTAAAGTTAAACCAGCGGACATAATTAAATTTGAACGCAAGTTTGATATACCTATTTCAAAATTGCAAGATGAGCAGCGCTATGAGTGGTTATTGTATTTAGCTTGGCTTGGCGCTAAAAGAAATGGTGTAACAGAAGATTATGACGCATGGGTTGAAAATGTTGAAGAACTTGATATAGCTGGACCAAGTGATAATTTAAAAGCGTAAATGGATTTATTGAATTAATAGCTGCAATAGCAGTTGAAACAGGAATAAATCCAAACGCTTTATTAGAAGTTGATTTAGATATGTTTAATGCAATTGTCAAAGTGTTAAATAAAAGGTTAGAATAATATGGCTAAAATAAGCGCAGATTTTACTATTGATAACTCTGAAATAAAAGAGTTTGTAAAAGATTTAAAAAAATATGAGCAAACCGATATTTTAAAAGCTTTATCAAAATTTAATAGAGAAATAGCAAAAGAACAATTAGCCGATATAAGACCTTTAGCTAAAAAACAGCCTACACCTAAAGCTAGGCCTTCCTCGATGGGATTTACGGCTTCTGGAACACGATCTGAAGCAAAAATATCTATAACTCGTAATGATAAAAAACCAGATACTTTTTCATTAGAATTTGGTAGACGTTATATTTATGTTCCAACAAAAAATAAAAAAACAAGAGCAATTACAAGAAATGAAGTTGGCCGCTTAAGATTCTCAAGGCCAGGGGCCGATTTTCCATATAAAAAATGGATAGGCAATAGATTTGTAAGCGGCGATAGTACATTTAGCCAAATGGGTAAAAAAGGTTATATTGTTGGTAAAACTTTAGATGATAATCAAAATAAAATAGCAGAAAGTTATAACGAAAGAATGTTTGACGCATTAATAAAGGCAATTAAATAATGGCAGCAAATAAAAAAGTATCAATATCAATAATAGGTAAAACTAAACAATTTACAGATTCTCTTACAAAGTCTCAAAAAGTATTACAAGGTTTCGGAAGCGCAGCAGCAAAAATCGGAAAAGCAGCAGCATTTGGTATTGCAGGCGTAGGAGTTGCAGCAGCAACTGTTGGTAAAGATTTAGTTAATTTAGCGTCTGACGCTGGTGAAGCTCGATCAGCATTTGAAACAACTTTTGGTGACGCTTTACCTGTTGTATCAGGTTTCGTTGAAGAATTTGCAAATAAAGCCGGTTTAGCTGCATTTGAATTAGAAGGATTACTTACAAATACAGGTGCAGTTTTGCAGGGTATTGATTTTACAGCAGACGCTTCAGCAGACTTAGGAACTAAATTAGCGGCTCTTGCCGGAGACGTAGCCTCTTTTGCAAACGTTCAAGGAGGAGCGCAACCTGTTTTAGAAGCATTTACAAAATCTCTTCTCGGTGAAAATGAATCGCTCAAAACGTATGGTATTGCAATAAGTCAAGCTGAGGTAGAAACTAAAGCATTTGAAATGACGGGTAAAAGTTCAAGGAACGAACTTACAAAGCAAGAACGTGCTTTAGCTACTTATGAACTATTATTAAAGAAAACAACTGTACAACAGGGGGACTTAAACAGAACGCAAGACAGCTTTGCTAATAAATCAAGAAAAGCACAAGCGCAGGTTAAAGAACTCAAAGTACAACTAGGCCAGGAATTATTGCCAATAGCAGAACAATTATTGCCAGTTATAGTTGATGTAGTTCAAGAAGTAGGTCCATCTTTGATACAAGCAATAAAAGGTGTTGCTCCGTTTATATCCTCTTTAGCTGAAATATTTGGATTATTAGCACCTCCTGTTATTGCCATTATAACTTTATTACTAAATGCTTTAGCTCCTGCATTTAAAAAGTTTACAGAGTTAGCTAACAAATTTTTAAAACCATTTATTGAAAATTTGCCTAAAAATTTTGAAAAAATGATTAATAAAATTATTGGAGGCTTTAATAAATTTGCAGAAAAACTTAATAGCTTTGCAAATAAAGCACAAAAAATATTAAGTAAAATAGGTATTAAAGTTGATATTCCTAAATTAAAAACATTTGAAAAAGTTAACTTCGGTTTAGGAAATAATGAAGTTGCTTCTTTAGTTTCAGCGGATGATATAGACGCACAAAGAACAGCCGCCGGATTGTTAGCAAGCGCTTCTTCAACTGCAGCTGCGGCGCCGCAAACAGCAGAAGCTGGTATAACAATAAATAATTTTGCTCCAATTACAACTGATCAAGAAGCTAGCGATTTATTTGCTAGAGGTGCTAGAGAGTTTAAACGTCAAAATGGCGGTGCGTCTAGAATTGACATTTTATAATGGCTCAACCTACAATAAGAGTTCGAATAGGTTTTACTCAAAATACTTTTACTTTAGATGATTTAGTAAGAGGTGTATTAGATAGCGCTGAATTAGGAGGTGCTGTTGAGCTAACTGATGTAACTGATGATGTGCAAAGCGTTTCGATTAATAGAGGAAGATCAAGAGATTTAGAAACATTTTTTGCTGGTAACTGCTCTGTAAGATTATTAAATAATTCGCGTAAATATGAAAATACTAATACATCTAGTCCTTTTAGTCCAGGTATTGAGCCGCTTATAGCTATTCATGTTGACGCTACAACAGACGGAGGAAGTAATTATAAAGATTTATTTGTAGGTTTTGTAACAGATATTAATTTAACTTACCCTGATAAAAATAACTCTTTTGCAGATTTTGTTGCGTCTGACGCATTTATGAAATTAGCTAATACTAGCTTAATAAATGCTTCATTTTCAAGTGCGGATAGTGGATCATTAGTAAGCGCCGTTTTAGACAATGCTAATGTAAAATTTGGTGCTGAAAGAAATATTGAAACCGGCATTTCAACTATGCAATCTTTAAGTGGAATTACTGAAAATACATTATCAGTTTTACAAAATATTGAGCGTAGCGAAAACGGTTTATTATTTATGTCTAAAGATGGTAAATTAACATTTAAATCGAGACATACAACATTTGTTAGTTCGCCGGCTGCAACTTTCAGCGATGACGGTAGTAATGTTCCTTATTTACGCGTTGATTATATTAATGATGATAATGAAATATTTAATATAGTTTCTTTGCAAAGAATATCAGGAAGTACTCAAACAGTTCAAGACACCGGATCGCAAGGAAAATATTTAGTCAGAACATTAGCTAGAACTGGTTTATATAACAATAGTGATACAGAAGTCTTAGACGCCGCAAATTTTTTACTTGGTAAATTTAAAGACGCGCTTATACGTTTTGATAATTTATTAGTTGATTTAACAGAAGCAACTACAACTAATCAAAATACTGTACTTGATAGAGAAGTTGGAGATATTATTAAAGTTGAGCTTACGCCGCCTGGAGGCGGATCACCGGCTCAAATAACTTCAAACGAAATAATAGATAGTATAAGTTACAACATAACTCCAAGCTTATTTACCTGCGCTTACAAATTATCAAATGCTGATGTTCAAGCTTTTATGCGTCTTGATAATTCTTTATTTGGTGTTTTAGATACAGATAAATTAGGTTATTAATAACGTATTTATTGTTAGTTAAATATAGGAAGATAAAATAAAAATATGGCAAACGGATTTAAAGTATTTTCAGTTGGTGAAGTTTTAACGGCAGCAGATGTCAATGATTATTTAATGGAACAAAGTATTAGTATTTTTGCTAATAGTACTGCTAGGGACGCTCAGATAACCAGCCCAATTGAAGGCCAGTTTTGCTACTTGGCCGATTCAAATGTTTTACAATTTTTTGATGGAAGTTCTTTTGTAAATTTTTTAGGGGAGGGCGATATAACAGGAGTAACAATTACAACAAATGCAACGGGCGGCTTGTCAGGTGGCGCAACAGCTACTTCAGGCGCCTTTAGCTCAACTTTAACATTTACTCCAAATGGTTTAAGTGCTGGTGTAGTTAATGTTGCAAATGATAGTTTTGTTATAGTTGACGCCGATGATAGCAACAACCCTAAAAAAGAAAGCATAGCAGATTTTGTAAGCGCAATAGCAGGAACAAACTTAACAGCGAGTAGTGGTCAGTTAAACGCTGGCGCGGGTTTTGAATTAAATACTGCAAAAGCATTTTTTGCAACAAACGGATAATGAAAGGAAAATAAATGGCGAGTGGAGTTTTAGGTCAGAAGGTAATTACATCTTCTAGTTCTGGTACGGATTTAGTAGTTTATACTGTGCCTTCAACAACGTTAGCAGTAGTTAATGTAAATATTGTAAGTATATCAAGTTCTACGCAGACAATAGATTTAGCAATTCCAAATGAAACAGATGGAACATTTGATAGTTTAGATTTATTAGAAGATGATACCTCACTAGCTGAGGCAAATGTTTTAGAAAGAACAAATATTGTTTTAGAAAGTGGTAGATCAATAGTTGTTACATCTTCTGATTCAACAGGCGTTGCAGTTAATGTTTATGGCATAGAAGAAAGTACAAGCTAATGGGTAGGCAATTATTTCCTGCGCCGACAGTAAGCGGTACAATAAAAAGCATTCAACATATTTCTAAAACAGTTGGTGTTACTTCTACCAATACTCAAAATCAGTCAATAACAAGTGTTGGTAGTACAAGTAACGCATATTTAATAGAAAATGGAAATTGTGGTGGTATGTTTGGTGCTAACGCTAACGACCAACTCACATTTAGTTTTGGAAGAAGTAGCAAGTGTAATGTTCAGCTTACTTCTGATACAAATGTAGCATTTCAAATGAACGATTTAGATGCAAGTGTTAGATATGGAAGTCATAGTGCAGTGTCTAATGTCAGCGTAGTGGAGGTTTCATAATGGGTAGATTTGCACCTGTACAAGCAACAACAGGAACAGTAAAAAGTATTCAACATGCAAGCCGAAGTATTAGTAATAATAATAATTACACAATTACCATTTCTTCAGTTGATACAAATAAATCTATTATAAATTCTACAGGAAGTTTTTTTCATTTTTCAGGAGCACAGGGTAATGATGTGAGGGATAGATCCGGTGGTCAAAGTTCACCTGCAAGAGCAAGTTTTCAAGATAGTACAAATATACTTTTAAATGCGCCTAATATAGATATATTTAGTGCTAACTTTAGTAGCTCAGGTGGTACTTGGGCAGGAACAGTTGTAGAATATAGTTAAGGAGGTATATGAAATTTATAAAATTAACTAATGGAAATGTTGTAATAAGTGCAGTAACACCTAAGTCAGCTTGGATTGATCAAAAAGCAAATAGAAGTTTTGTTGGCGAAGGTCATATAGAAGTTGATGAAACTATTAGTGATGGAGAGTTGTTAGAAAAAAAATATGATAGCACTGCTGAAGAACAAGACATTAAAACTTTAGATAGCTTTACAGGTGCAGGAGTAGACAATACAGGTGTTGCTAGGTGGTTTGATTGGGAAACAGGAAATTTAATGCAATACACATACGATTCTGAAACAGGAGCAATTACAGGTCAAGAACAAGTAACTTAATTTTGTAATGAAAATTATTAAATGTCGGCCAGACATTCCAGATACAATGTCTTACTTAGATGTTGTAAAAAAATATCAAGATTGGAATAATATAAAACTTTATATAACCAAAGATGAGTTTATGAAAACCAATCCAGATAATCGATATTTTATAAATTCATTAAGAGGTAGTCATAGTGATCTGTGTATAAATTGTAAAGATGAAATAGACGATAATTGCGATATTACTGCATTACAAACAAAATTATTTAACGAAAAAAATGCAAGTAGAAATGACAAAATAGGCACCTTAAAAAAATGCCCAGCGGTAATTGATTTATTTAATACAGGTATTGTTATACCTGCATGGACAGATATGATATTTGAAGCGGTTATAGTTAATAACGATAAAAACAAAAGAACAATACTTGCAGTAGATAAAGACAAACAACCATTGGCTACAATACATACAACGCCACAAGTAGATTTTAAAAAAATGTATTTTAATGTTTCACATAATTTTTCAATCAAATTTGCGTTGCCTTATAGGGTGTTTAGCGATCATTTAATTATGCACAAGTCTATTTTTTGGTTAGGCGATTCGCCTTTTAGGGTTGTTGAAGGAATACAAGATAGCAATGGTTTATCTAGCATAAATTTAAACACAATATGGAATTTGCAAGACGGTCAAAAATGGGAAATTCCTAAAGGCTATCCTTTATTTTGGATTATGGAAATACCTAAAGAGTTAAAAAAAGAAATAATTGA